AGGAGCTAGCTAGTGAATTTTGTGAAACAACAAACAGAACACCTTCAATTATAAAAAATGCTAAAGGGTGGGATGATATAACACATAGAAATCTACTCATTATGGAATGCGCAAACTTGATTGACCAATCTCCTTGGTACAGTTGGAATACACCACAAAAAAATCGACTAGAGACTATTGCAAAAACATTAGAAATGGTGTATGGTATAAAAGTACCAGGAATAGATAAATCAGACTATATGGCTTTATATCCAACACCATATTGGTCATAATTATATTATAAGTGAATTGAAAGGAATATTATGTCTCGTACTGACTTTTGTCATATTGCCCCCACTCCTCATCTCCATCTAGTTGATGGACGTCCCACACATCTCGTATTAGCTCATCTCATTGAAGAAGATGATTCGTACGTAGATTTCTACTTAGAACAAAAAGAAAAGTATGGTTGTACTATTATTATGGACAACTCTGCTTTTGAGATGTACAAGCAGAATCGTCCTATGTATGATTCTAGTAAACTCATTACTATGGGCGAGAAGATCAAAGCTGACTATATCGTTATGTCAGACTATCCAGACAGTGATCCAGAAGAAACAATTGAAGCTGCTATGGTAATGGCTCCAGTCATTAAAGACAGCGGGTTTGGTACTTTCTTTGTTCCTCAAGGAAGGAAAGGATCAGTTAAAGATCTTCAATATTGTTTTAAGTTTGCAGCTAATCATGCAAATCTGATTGACTATGTTGGAGTTTCTATTCTTGCTATTCCTATTGCTTACAATGTAGAGTCTGGTAATAAACTTCAACGATTCAATTCTCGTCTACGATTCATGCATCAGATATCTAATGATCCAAGTTTGAGTAATATCAAATATAATGGCCAGAAGATTCATTTCTTAGGAATGGTTGATGGTCCTAATGAGATTATGTTTATGGAACATTTTAACCGATTCATTGATACATGGGACTCATCAGCAGGTGTTTGGCTTGGACTGAATGGTATGTCGTTTGATGAATCTCCAACAGGTAGGCTTGAAGGTAAGTTTGAAAAAGAAGTTGACTTCAATTTCAAGACAGATGACGAACATCTATTGAAACTTGCTAAAAAGAATATGGAATGGATCGATGTGTTGACGGCAGCATATCTGAGTAATATGGAAAAGTAAGGATAGTTTTTATGACACAAGAAGATAACGAAGAAGGATTCTATTGGCATCGCACTCATAAGATTGATGAGTGGGTTGAACGTGAGATGATTGAATGTGTTTGGGATTATGTTTCAGAGTTCTATGGTGTGGAAGAAGTAACTGATCTAACCGAAGAACAGATTGAAGAGATTGAAGCATTCCGTACTGAACTTAATGACTATCATCCTTTACATTATGGATTCAGTTGGCTTATCAGCACACATGAATCAGAGACATGGGAAATGGAGCAAGAAAATGAAAATTGATACAGACCGTATTGCTGGTTTCTGTATGAGTCCTTTTGTCACAGGGGGCTTGGGTGTTGCTAATGTTATTTTTGCATTCAACTGGTTACAAACTTTAGCAGGTGTTCTCCTTCTTGTTATTGCAGGGTGGGATTTTTATAAGAACACACAGAGAAAAATATGAGTGATAAAAAACTTTACATTCTAAAGAATCTTGAGAAGAAGAATGTTTGGAATACAGAATATTGGTCAGATGAACGTGGCCGACGTTTTGGCATTGAAGAGATGTTTCGTTGGGGTGAAACCATTCTCGAGTTAGATGAAGATGAAGTATCAGAAATCCAAACATACATCTTTGAAGAAACTCCAATCCAGGTAGGTGACTATTCTATCTATGATAATGGTATGATGGATTGTTGTGCACACGACTTCTTTCAATGTAACAATTTAGATAATCAAGATGATGTAATAACTGTTGATCAGGTTCAAGAAATGTGGGATAATGATCAATATTCAGCCTTCGATGAGGCTGGTTTTGAGGTCGATGAAATCGATCTAGTTTATCATGGACTATGTGAGCTTACGGAGTATAAAAGTGAAAATTGAATACAAATATAATGAAGATAAAATCCTTAAAGAGATTTATGAATACATTACTTCAACATATAATCAACACTATGTTGGTAAGAAGGATGTACAAACAATTGATGTATGGGAGAACATGGGCATTGCTGAGGAGATGTGCATGGGAACCCTTATGAAGTATGCCATGCGTTTTGGTAAGAAGGATGGTAAGAATCCTAAGGATCTTATGAAACTTATCCACTACGCAATCTTAGCTTATAATTTTAGTTTTATGGAGAAGAATAAGGATGATACATCTAGCGAGCAAAACATCAACGTCGAATCTATCGAAGTTTGATGATAATCAGGTTCAACCTAATGCTATTGATCTCAAAGTAGACAAAGTATTCAGGTTAGAACCTAAGGAATTCAGGATCAGTGAAGATGATAAATCTCATAGAGGTTCTGTAGAGATTCTTCCTGATGAGCAAGGATATTTTAATTTCGTACAGGGAACATATGAAATTATTATGGAAGGAATAGTCTCTATAGGGGAAGATGAGGCTGGATGGGTGATTACAAGATCAACATTAAATCGTAACGGATTGTTCCTTACCTCCGGTCTTTATGATAGTGGGTATGAAGGTGTAATGGCTGGTGCTCTCCATGTTAATGGAGGATCAGCAAAGATTAAGAAAGGAACACGCGTCGGCCAGTTCCTTATGTTTAAAGCAGAGTCGTTGAGTTCATATGACGGCGATTACGGTGTTGGTAAAGACCATGACCAGAAGTACGGAGTATAATAATGGAAATCAAAGTATCCTTTGAGGAACTTAGAAAGAAGAAACTCTTTGTAGCAACACCTATGTACGGTGGCCAGTGTCACGGTATGTTTGCAAAGTCAATGGCTGACCTGTCAGCTATCTGTGCTAAGTATGGTATTGAGATGAGAGCATATTATTTGTTCAATGAATCTCTCATCACCCGAGCTCGTAACTATTGTGTTGATGAGTTTATGCGATCAGACTATACACATATGATGTTTATTGACTCTGATATTGGATTCAACCCACAAGACATTCTTGCGTTGATGGCTCTACAAGGATCAGAACCAGGAGATGATCCTTATGATGTGATTGGTGGTCCATATCCTAAAAAGTGTATCTCGTGGGAAAAAGTCATCGCGGCTGTGAATCAAGGTGTGGCAGATGATGATCCAAACCAACTAGAAAACTATGTTGGAGACTATGTGTTCAATCCTGTGGTACCAAAGGGAGGTCAAGCAGAGATCCGTTTGGATGAGCCAGCTGATGTTCTTGAGATTGGTACAGGATTTATGATGACTCGACGTGCTACCTTTGAGAAATATGCAGAAGCATATCCTGATTTTATGTATAAACCAGATCATGTTCGTACAGAACATTTTGATGGTTCGCGTGAAATTATGATGTACTTCCAAGCATTGATCGATCCGGAATCAAAGCGTTACCTATCTGAAGATTATATGTTCTGTCAGTGGGCTCGTAAGATTGGACTGAAGACGTTTATCTGTCCTTGGATGCAACTACAGCATGTTGGTAGCTATGTGTTTGGTGGTAGTCTGCAACACCTCGCAGCCGTTGGTGCATCAGCCACAGCAGACAAATCAAAGATCAAAACAAGATCAGCTAAATAATTATTGGAGTTACTTTATGAAAATCAGTGAAAAGACGATTAATTATTTGAAAAACTTTTCAACTATTAATCAATCAGTATTGTTGAGAGAAGGTAGTAAGCTATCAACAGTATCGCCGCAGAAGAATATTATGGCTGTAGCAAACATTGAAGAGAGCATTCCATCAAGGTTTGCTATCTATGATCTACCAAGATTTATTGGTACGATTTCTTTGTTTGATGAGCCAGAGTATTCCTTTGAGGAGGATCATGTCCTACTATCAGGAGGACAGCAGGCTACTAAATATAAGTTTGCTGATGAGCAAAGTATTGTTGCAGCTCCTGATAAAGAAATAGTATTAGAATCTCCGGAGGTTGAATTCTTTGTTCAAGTAGAAGATCTTACTAATGTTATTAAAGCATGTAATGTGTTGAGACTACCTGAGATTGGTATTGTCGGAGACGGAGAAACAGTATCTATTCAAGCTCTTGATATTAGTAATCAAGATAGTGATAATCATAGAGTGAATGTTGGTAAGACAGACTTACATTTTAGAATGATCTTTAAGCCTGAGAATTTGAAACTTATGAATAGAAACTATAATGTTAGAGTTTCATCAAGAGGTATCGTAGAATTCTCAAGTGATGATCTCAAGTATTGGATTGCCACAGAAGCAGCATCAAAATTTGGAGAGTAGTATGAATTTTACAATAGCAGATATTGATAATGTAGTAAAGATTATTGACGCAGCCTCCCAACGTGGGGCGTTCAAAGGTAATGAATTGACTGTAGTAGGTGCTGTACGTGACAAGTTTGCTGCAATTATTTTAGAAGCTCAAAAACAAAATGAAAAACCTTTTGCAGTTGGACCAGATGGTTTAGCAGAAAAAGTTAAACAAGGTGAGTTGAACTTTGATACAAAATCAGGTAAAATAGATGAAGTAATATCAGAAGATGATAAACAGCTAGCTGAATAGAAAGAAGTATATTATGATTGAAGACTTCCTGTGGGTTGAAAAATACCGTCCTAAAAAAATCTCTGATTGTATCCTTCCTCGTGAACTGGAACTTACATTTAACGACTTTGTTAATCAGAAAAATATTCCAAACCTTTTGCTAAGTGGGGGACCAGGTGTTGGTAAAACAACTGTAGCAAAAGCAATGGTCGAAGAGCTCGGTTGCTCTTATTATGTTATCAATGGTAGTCTCCATGGTAATATCGATACTCTCCGTAACGAGATTATGAACTTTGCATCATCGGTTAGTTTTGATGGTAAGCGTAAGTATGTAATTCTCGATGAAGCAGATTATCTCAATGCACAATCTACGCAACCAGCTCTTCGTAATTTTATGGAAGAGTTTAGTAAGAACTGTGGATTTATATTAACTTGTAATTATAAAAACAGGATCATTAAACCTTTACAATCTCGTTGTAGTACAATTGACTTTGAGATTCCAAAAGATGAAAAGATGAGTGTTGCAAACAAGTTCTTTCACTCAATCCAAGGCATACTGAAGCAAGAAAACGTTGAGTTTGATAAAAAGGTTCTTGCTGATGTGATTCAAAGATACTTTCCTGATTGGAGAAAGGTACTAAACGAACTACAAAGATACAGCGGCTCAGGTAAAATTGATTCTGGTATCTTTGTAAACTTGTCTGAGGAAAAGTTTGAGGATCTTGTCAACCTACTTCGCGGCCGTAAGTTTAGTCAGATGAGAAAATGGGTAGCGCAGAATACAGACTATGACTCATCTTTGATCTATAGAAAACTATACGACCATTCATCTATTCACATGAAGCCAGAAAGTGTTCCTCAACTAGTAGTTACGTTAGCTGATTACCAGTACAAGGAAGCCTTTGTAGCAGATGCTGAAATTAATACTGTTGCTATGTTAGCTGAAGTAATGGTCAATTGTGAGTTCAAAGATTAATGTCTGGTTCTAGTCCTTTCGAGATAATGTCAGCTATTGGTTATACTAAAGATGTCGCAGACTATCCTGAAGAAATAGTCAAGGAAGTCTACAACCACTTTATAATTAATAGATCTCTTTCGTATCATGCTGATTGTCTTGTATATGCAAATGAGATGAACCAACGACATCAATCAGATACCTGGTTACAATTTCACTTTTACCTAAATAGTCTAAGGCCCAGGAAGCGTTTTGCTAAATGGGAAAAGGCTAATAAGGTAGATGATTTAGATACAGTGAAGCTGGCTTATGAATATAATAACAAAAAGGCTTTACAAGTCATAGATCTGCTTAGCGATGAACAAATAAATGAATTAAAAAAAGATCGCAAAGGTGGAGTGGTAAAATGAGTTTGATTGATTCACTCGTAGAAGTGAAGCTAAATGATAGTGAAGATTTTCTAAAAGTAAAAGAAACTCTCACACGCATTGGCGTTGCTTCTCGTACAGACAAAAAACTTTTCCAGTCCTGCCATATTTTACATAAGCAGGGCAAGTACTACATAGTACATTTCAAAGAATTATTTGCCTTAGACGGCAAGCCTACAAACATTTCAGATCAAGATGTTGCAAGACGCAATACAATCTCGAATCTTCTGAATGAGTGGAAGCTCGTCTCTTTGACAGATAATGACAAAACAACAAATCCAACTGCTCCTCTCAGTCAGGTTAAAATCGTACCTTACAAAGAGAAGCAAGAATGGGAATTGATAACAAAATACAGTATAGGTAGAAAAAATTAATTATGGCACGCAGTTGGAAAGACTATTTGATTATCAAAGAATTTCCTGTTGAGGACTTTTCTAAAGATTTAAAGAAAGACATGATCGACAAATTTGTTCAAGACAAGTTTGAAGGAAAGTCGCTTGGAGTAGGATACAATACTGAATATGATAACCCTATGTTTCGAAACAGGGTAGAGATTGCATTCAGGCAAATGATTCACGATCACTTTGTAATTGGAGAACAGCTGCGAAAAATCAAGACATGGATTTATTGTCAAAACGATAAATTGTTTAATAGTGTCTGGCACAGCCATATTGATACAAGTACTATAAATGCAGTTTTTTATATTGATCCTCCAGAACCAGAAGAAGGAGGAGGTCTTGAACTTAGATTCTTAGAACAATCGATTAAGGTTCCAGTTCAAAAAAATATGATCTATATGTTTCCATATTGGATGGATCATAGACCTCTTCCTCAAACTTCAAAGAATTGGAGAGTCAGTGTCAACGTCGAGTACATGACTAACACTCGGCCGGTAGTGAAAGAGTCTGGGGTTATTTGGTAACCGTTGACTTTTAAATTTTAATAATGATATAAATAGTCAGGATGCCGCGTTCAGCGGGTCCATCTACATTCTTGCTTGCAAAAGGAGATAAACATGACAGGCAATACATTTACTTTCCCACGTGGTGCGTTCGTTGGTTTCGACCACATCTTTAATGATCTAGAAAGAATGGCTTCGGCTCATCAGAAGGATCATTATCCACCTCACAATGTAGTAAAGCATAGCGACGATGAGTATCTTATTGAGCTCGCTGTTGTTGGGTTTAAAGAATCTGATATCAAGATTACTATGCACGATGGAATCCTTACTGTTAAAGGAGATCGTGACAAGAGACGAAATCAGGAACTTTATGTCCATAAAGGTATTTCAGGTCGTAAATTCGAAAGATCATTTAGACTTTCTGAATTTGTAGAAGTAACTGGAGCCGATCTTGAGGATGGTTTGCTTACAATTCATTTGGAGCGACTAATCCCAGAAGAAAAGCGTCCCCGTCAAATTTCAATTAACAACGGGGTATCCAAAAATGACACAACTAGTGCTGAACTACTCAACGAGTCTGCTTGACGGAATCTTGAGTGCAATCAAAACAACCTTCAAAGGTATCGTAACAGGTATAATCCTTGCACGAGCCAATTCTGCCAACTATTATGTAGCTGAGCAGTTGATTCGTTACGGTGAATATCCAAATCACACAGTGGCCCAGCTACATTATGAATTAAACCAAAAAACATTAGAGAGCATCAAATGAGTACTTTAGTGGAATGGTTTAAAAAATTGTCGATGTCACCAGCTGAGAGATATCTATCACAAGCCACTGATCATTACGATCTTGAGCAGAGACAGAAAGAACTCAGATATAAAGGCATTTGGATCTAATGTGGCCTTATACCGAAGAAGAAAATGATGCATTAAAATAAACTAAATAGAGGAGCGGTGATCCGCTCCTTTAGCTTTTATGGAGGTATTAATGCAAGGACCCAAAAAAGTTTGCGCAACATGTGGCCATAAATGTCACTGTTACCAACCAGACTGTGATGAATGTGCAAATGATGTATGTACTAAATGTAACTGTCACTTGACTCCTCCTGATAGTATGATACCAGATACGTTTTATAAAAACCCGGGTTAAAGTAATGAGAAACGATACTAATAAAGCACATAGATATATTGTCACTAGAATAGATCAACTCAAGGAAGATCTTAATAAAGCTGGTGACCCTCACGATCGAATGTGGTATAATAGATGTATACAAGAATTGAATTGGGCAGCTCAGATGATGGATCAACCAACTCATAATTGTTACATGGAAGAAGATGACTTAATTAGAAAAGCAGGAGCATGGTAATGGATATCAATCAATTAAGAAAAGAACTCGAACTCGACGAGGGAGTAAAACATGAAATATATCTCGATCATCTCGGCCTTCCTACTTTTGGCATTGGTCATCTGGTTAGGGACGACGATCCAGAAAGGGGCCAACCCGTTGGAACACCAGTATCAGAATCAAGGGTGATTGACGCGTTTGAAGCGGACGTAGAAACGGTTTTAAACGATTGTGAGACGCTGTATGACGACTTCTACGATCTACCAGAAGAGATGCAGCTAGTAATTGCCAACATGTTGTTCAACATGGGTAGGCCCCGTTTGAGTAAGTTCAAAGGAATGAAGGCAGGTGTAGATGCAAGAGATTGGAACGAAGCAGCAGACCAAATGGTCGACAGCAGATGGTACAGACAAGTTACAAACAGAGCAGATAGACTCGTTGAAAGAGTCAGAGCACTCGCGTAGCAAATATTCACAACGTCAATGGGATAGAACTGTTGGCTGGGGTAAAGTACCAGACGAGTACAAAATTTAATTACGAGGATGATATGTTAGACAAACTGACGGAATTTTTTATTAAAGTGTTTAACATAAAAGAAAATACACCAGTAAGATATCTATCTGGTGTTGGCAGAACAAGTAATACAGATAAAAATTGTTGACTCAAAATCAAAGTGGCTATATAATTATATAATGGATTTCTATACACACATAAGTCTCGATCGACGTAAAGAAAATATTCTCTTGCGTGGCTACGAAAACGGTGAGCGAGTTGCTCACACAATACCTTACCGTCCTTACCTGTTTGTGCAAGATCGTTCAGGTAAGGCTACTCATCGATCTCTCAAAGGTGTACCAGTCTCTAAGCTAGAGTTTGAGTCACCTAAAGAACTCTCAAACTATGTCAAGCGTTACAAGGATGTATCAAACCATCAGTGCTTTGGTATTCATGTAACTCGTTATGGAAATGACTTCAATGGTGAGCTATCAACAAGAGTTGATTGCAATCTAGGCATGTATGCATACCTCAACGATAACTTTGAGAACATTGAGTATGATGCTACCAAGATCAAAGTAATGAATATTGATATTGAGGTTGCTGCTGATCAAGGATTCCCTTCTATCGATGATGCTCTAAAAGAGATTACCGCTATTACAATTCTTGTGGACGATCTCTATATCGTACTTGGTTGTGGTGACTACACTCCTCATAGAGAAGATGTTAAGTATCTTAAATGTAAGGATGAGGTGGATTTACTTCACAAGTTTATTAGTATCTGGAAGAGTAAAAAGTATGGTCCTGATGTTGTGACTGGATGGAACGTAGAGTTCTTTGACATCCCATACATTGTCAATAGGATCAACAGAGTACTTGGTGATCAATATAGTAAAATGTTATCTCCGTTTGGTGTACTAACAACCAGACGTATTGAAGTTATGAATCGTGAGATGGTCACATATCTTCCTGGTGGCATCAGTGTACTTGACTATATGCAGCTGTATCGTAAGTTCTCGTACAAGATGCAAGAGTCATATAAACTTGATCATATTGGACACGTAGAACTTGGAGAGCGTAAGCTCGATTATTCTGAGCACGAATCTCTACTTGAGCTCTACAAGCAAGACTTCCAAAAGTTCGTTGAGTATAACATTCGAGATGTTGAGATTGTTGATAAGCTCGAAAAGAAGTTTAAGTTTATTGAACTTGTCTATGCTATGGCATATGATGGTTTGGTTAACTACAACGACACCTTTACTTCTGTGCGTATGTGGGATATTATGATTCACAATTATCTTGCTCGTGATAATATTGTAACTCCTATCCTACACTATGATAATACAAAAGAAAAGGATAGACAGATTGAGGGTGCGTTTGTTAAGGATCCTTTGACTGGTATGCATAAATGGGTTGTGTCTTTTGACTTGAACTCTCTATATCCTCACCTGATCATGCAATACAATATATCACCTGATACGTATGTTGGTAAGATTGGAGGACATCATACAATCGACAGTATTATTGATGGTGCTTGGAACGACCCTTCTATCCGTGCTGAACTTAAAACCAACAATACAACTATTGCTGCATCTGGTTGTCTGTTTACGAAAGACCAGCAAGGCTTCTTGTCTAAGATGATGGAAAAGATCTATGAGGACCGCAAAGTTTGGAAGAACAAGATGCTTGATGCAAAGCAAGAGAATGAGACTAATCCTGATCCTAAATGGGAAGCTATGATTGCTCAATGTAACTCTATGCAGATGGCTAAGAAGATTCAAATGAACAGTGCTTATGGTGCGCTTGGTAATTTATACTTCAGATGGTTTGATCAAAAGTATGCTGAGTCTATTACTCTATCTGGCCAGCTATCTATTCGTTGGATAGAAAAGAAAATGAACGAATATCTAAACAAACTATTTGCCACGGAGAACCAGGACTATGTTATCGCCTGCGATACAGATTCGATGTATATTACTCTTGACAAACTTGTTAGCAAAGTATATGAAGATAGAGTTGATGTATCAACAGAAACCATCATTAACTTTCTTGACAAAGTATGTTCTGAGAAACTTGAACCATTTATTGATACATGTTACGAGGATCTCTCTAAATATGTTTCTGCTTATGACCAAAAGATGGTGATGAAGAGAGAGGCTATTGCTAACAAAGGTATATGGACTGCTAAGAAACATTACATTCTAAATGTATATGACAATGAAGGTGTTCGTTATCAAGAACCTCAACTGAAGATTATGGGTATTGAAGCTGTCCGTTCGTCTACGCCTGCAGCATGTAGAGATAATATTAAGAAGGCTCTCTCTGTAATTATGAATGAAAGTAATGATGATCTGATTAGTTTTATTGAAAACCTTAGAGCAGAGTTTAAGACTCTACCATACGAAGACATTGCCTTCCCTCGTGGAGTTAAAGATCTTACTAAATGGAAAAGCGATCTAACATTATATAAAAAAGGTACACCTATTCACGTAAGAGGAAGTTTAACCTACAATAAATTGCTTGATGAACTAAAGATAAATGATAAATACCAGTACGTGTATGAAGGCGATAAGATCAAATTCTGCTATCTTAAACTTCCAAATAGGATCAGAGACAATGTCATCAGTATTCCTGGCACGGTGCCTAGAGCATTCGGATTGGATGAAACTATCGACTTCGACAAGCAATTCGACAAAGGGTTCCTCGAACCCATTCGTACGATTACTGAAAAGATTGGCTGGAAGGTAGAAAAGATAGCTACCTTGGAGGACTTTTGGTCGTGAATGATAATGTGATACCTTTCCCCGATAAAATTAACGAGACAAAGAATAAAAAAAACGTTGAGCTCAAGCTGAAGATTGAAAATAGAATGCAAGTTCTAGAAGATATGATGTTACAAAATATACATCTTGATGATAAAGAATTTGTTAAAGAACACATATCTGAAATCACCAAATTTTGGTCAATACTATCAGAAGAAGACAAAGAATATTGTCAAGTAGCAAGACACGCATGTGATGAGGGATGGTCATGGAAATGAAAAAGTTAGATATGCGTCAACAGTTAATGGTTATCACAGCTGAAGAATGTAGTGAGCTGATTCATGTGTTAACTAAAATTCTTCGGCGTGGGGAAGTAGATGATGAGCTCAGAGAGAAGCTAGTAGAAGAAATTGGTGATGTTTATACAATGATAGATTTGATGCATGATTTTGATTTAGTCAGCTGGGAAGAGATAGAAGACAGAGCTGATGACAAAAGAAAAAAATTAAAAAAATGGAGCGGCCTATATGGTTAAACCCAACGAGAATTTTCATCTTACTGTAAAAGAACTAGCATTAATAGAAGTTGCACTTATAACACTAAAATCAACCAATAAAAATAGACACAATGAATGTACTGATCTGCTAGCTAAGTTCTACCACCAGAAAGTGTGGTATAGACCAAAAGATGAACAAATATATGTTAGTGGTTAGGAGAGTATAATGTCAGAAGATTTTGATTTTGGTTTTAGTCTTGTAGATGAAAACGAATTAGAAGCTGTACAACAAGCTACAAATCAAGCCACTACAGCATCACAAACAGCAACTGAAATGCAATCTAAAATTGACAGATTGTATAATATGGTTATGCCCCTTTTGAATAATCTACAAGAGAATCCTGAAAAAGAATATATATACTGGCCCAATCGAGTAGATAAGATTGAGTTGTTTAGAGATAAATTACAAGCGGTGTACAAATCTTGATACATTGGTTAGCATTAATAACAGCAATAGCTATTGCAGGAGTTGCAGCATGGTACTCAATCATTGGATTGATGGCTATCTTTGCCGCCTCTGCTGTTGCCATTGCTATAATGGGAGCAGTACTAGAAGTTGGTAAACTCGTCACTGCATCTTGGCTATATCAGAACTGGAAAGAAACACCAGTCCTTCTCAAAACATATTTAACTGCAGCAGTTGTCGTACTAATGTTTGTTACGTCAATGGGTATCTTTGGTTTTCTATCAAAAGCTCACATTGAACAAACTATAACATCTGGAGATAATTCGTTGCAAATTTCCCTTATAGAGGGTAAAATAGATCGGGAACAAAGGAGAATAACAGATGCAGAGACAGTTATTACGCAACTCGATAATGCGGTCCAGACGCTCATCGACTATGACAGGATTAGAGGAAATGAAGGAGCGATCGCAGTTAGAGAAAGCCAACGAGATGAACGTAGTCGACTGGAAGGAAGCATCGGAAACGCTGCAGAAAAAATTGGAGTCCTCCAAGAAGAAAAGTTAGTCTTAGAAAAAGAACAGCTTAGTCTTGAAGCTGAAGTAGGTCCAATCAGATATATAGCAGCACTTGTTTACGATGAAACAAACAAGGATAATCTAGAAGAGTCAGTTAGATGGGTTATCATTATCATCATATCAGTGTTTGATCCATTAGCAGTATTATTGTTAATAGCAGCAAATCAAGGGTTGACTAATAACCGTAAAGCTGATATAATCAAAACTGAGTCAAAGAAGAGCTTCTTTCAAAGATTCGAAGAGGCTATTGGAATGAATCAAGATGAAGGTAAAGATGTTGCAGACTATAAAAATATTAAGAAAAAGATTTTGCCATCAGACAAGGTTGAAATTGACAAGCAGAACATTGCTAAATTTTAGGAGTATATAATGAGTAATTTTTTCAGAGATCTTGTTGAGGAGATTAAAGATGAAGATACA